ATGCTCATGCTGGTAATCATGCAGATACAAATATGTGTTGTTGGTTAATTAATGATGATATGAGTGTGCATCGTTGTCCATTTCAAAAGGGTCAGAGAATTATTATAAGTGGTCTAACAATTAACCCAAATAATACACCTAAAGCAGATCTCGACGCCGTAATTGATTATGTGGAATTAGATGGTATTAATCAGCGTGTAAAAATTACATTTGAAGCTACTTTGGATTTTAATGCCGGTGGAAATAACACTTCGCAAAATTTGAGAGTACGTGTTTGTGATACTGTAAATTTAGTAAATACGACGAAAATTACACCAGAATTAGTTATTTCTAATATGGAACTAATAGTTGGGAAGTGTACACCATCATCCAAACAAATGGATATACTTGATAAAACTATTAATAGTACTGGTTATGCTGTCCCTTATTTTAGCTGGAGAGATTACGCTGTCAATAATGCGAGTGGGTCAATGGTTATATCAAATGTGATTAATTGTGATTTACGACGATGTCAAAGCATTATATCTGCGTGGGAAAAAACAGATAGAGAATATGGTGTTGTAGACGCATTGGTTGGTTATATCGATGCAGAAATGAATCCTCAAAATTATCAATACATAATAAATAATGTACTTACACCCAATCAACGAGTTGACTGTACACGATATATTAGACCACGATCTGAAGCTGGGGGGTGGAATGCAGTACATATAAAAGAGACTGAAGATGCATTAGAATCAGCTGGATATACAACTCGTGACTTGACAAATATAGACGGTTGTTTCGTCATAGGTAGATCTTTATCAAGATATGGTCACACCTTTGATATGAAAGAAACACAAGCAGACACAAGATTGAATATTAATTTTGTTGCTATGAGTAAGAATGTCCTATATCATAATTGGGTTAAACACATTCGGGAAGCAGTTATTACTAAATCTGGTGTGTTTGTAAATATATAATACACTCATTTTAATTTAATAAATTTAAAAATTATATATTATAAATAAAAAATTATAATATATATATATATAAAATGAGTAAAACCCAAGTAAAAATTATTCGAATTCAAAAGGGTGAAATATTCCCTATCAATAATAATAAAAGTTACAGTTTTAGAAATGGAAGCCCCTTAATAAATTTTGAATTGAGAGGATCTCCAACACGTCTAATTGATACTTCGACAATACGTTTAAATTTCAAATTGACTTGTGGGTCAGATTTAAATGGTTCAAATGCAAATAAAAGATATGTAAATAATTTTGAAGCATATGGTGCAGTTGGTGCAGTGTCTGGCACATATGGAGCAAATATAAATAGTCGTGTAGGTGTTAGTACTGTTATAGATACATTGAAATTAAGTAATTTGAAAAGCAATCAAGTAATAGAGCAGATAAGAAACTATTCAAGACTTAATGCTACTTTATTACCAGTTCAGAATTCATTCAGTAATTACAAAAACGTATTATGTCATTTATATAATTCATTTGGAAACAAGACGTCACAAGCTCTCAGAATGTGCATGCCTCAGACATGTTGTATTCCATTACGATCTGGTCTATTTTCTCAAAAACAACCACTTAATGTATATTCAATGGGTGGTCTTAAAATTGACATCTCATTATCACCAGATAATTATTTATTTAATGCTACTGACTATGACTGTATGATAGATAGTGCTAATAATGCTGGAGTGAATAATGCAACATATATTATCGAAGATGTGAGTATTAGTTTTGACTATTTAGTATTGAATCAACCTTTTATTCCATCACAAAGTATCATGCCTTACGCTTGTTATAATTCCTTTTTACAAGTCATTACTAGTAATGACAGCCAGTCATCATTAAATTTAGCTTTATCGTCTGTTAGAAGTGCATTTCAAAATTATATCCCAAGTACGTCTATTAACAACATGAGCGTTGATAGCTTGAAGACAATTACGCTTCGCAATGCGCCTTATGAGAATATAGATAATGCTGCAATTATCGAATTGTCTCATATTAAAAATGGTGTAAAGTATCCCAAACTATATTCTGTTAATGAAAGAGTACTTTTAAAAGCTCAGCCTTTAGCATTTCAAACACATATAATAAGAAATTTTATCAATAGTATTACTAGTATTAATCGTTTAAAAGATAGTATGGTAAATAAATACACTATGAATACTGCTGGATATGACGACATCGCAACGTCGACCATTGCCACTAATCCTAACTCTGATTATTATCGTTCTCTTACCCAAGACACACCAGACATTGCTATGGACGGCGCTACTGCATACAACAATGGTATTGGCGCTGTTTTTTCATATGGTGGTAATTTGTACGGTACTTCAGTTAAATACGACGCATTAGGGGTCGCAACGGGAACAAACTTTAGAAATAGCACTTACACAGTTCGAATTTTATCTGAATTGGATTCGCAAAGTCCAAATAATGGATATACATTTACTCTGTCAAATCAACAAATGGCAGTGAAAAATATGAGTGTAAATGCACAAATGTAAATAAAAAATTTAAAAATTATATATTATAAATAAAAAATTATAATATATATATATATAAAATGAGTCAAATTACACAAATTCTTAATATGAGAACTAAAAAAAAAGAAAACTTACGAATTGAGACAAATGTTTTAACACCACAAAATATAAATACTAATGAGTGTGTGTTTTCAATACCTCGTAAAGGTTTATTAGATGGAGGATCTCGCCTAATAGTCCCATTAGCATGCAGTGTCGCCACCACACGGCTGACCTTACCAGCTGGAGCTTATTGTGTTATTCAAACTGCAACGTTAAGAACCTCTAAAGGAGTTGTAATTTCACAATGCGACGATGTAGATTACTTAATGACGATTAACAACCAGTTTGTTGATCCAGAAGTTCGAAAACGAAGATCTCCACTAGTTAATGGTTCTCAGCTATCTTATCATTATACTGATACGGCTGCCCATCTCTTTGGTGGTAAATTATGCATGGTTGGCCCATTAGCAACTGATATTGAAAGTAGATATAAATTAAATGTTGATGCCGCCACGATACCATCATCTGGTGTTGAATACTCTATCAAACTTTCTGAACTGTTTCCACAACTATTTCCTTTTACAATTCCTCTTTTTCTCCTACAAGATAATCTACAATTACATATTCAATGGACTGATGATGCATCTACTGGTCGAAGATGCATTTCAAGTGATGGTAATCAAGCCAATGCTGGTAGGGTTAAAGTTTGTCAAAATTCTGTTAAATTTGTAAGTGACCATCTGTTCTTCGGTGCCTCAACTATGGATGCACTTACACGATTGAATATGTCAAAGGAAGGTATCGTTATACCATACAGTGATTTCAACTTGATCAAAAATCACTACCCAACAGCTCATCAACCAGAAGAAGGTAGTGTAGAGCATTACGATTATAGACGTAATATGGGTCTAGCAAATTTAAGATTAAGATTCATGTTAATCCATCAGCAAAATGGCAGCATTGCTGATTCAGAAGCTGTTGGAGATAATGGTAAGGCTGGTTACGGAAAATACAACTCAACTGCTTCTATGGCCAAAGAAAGTTGGCAAATAATGATTAACAATGAAAATTGGTTTCCACGTGAAATAACTACATCACCTCGACTATACAATGAATTAAGTCAAGTATATGGTGGAATTCCCGCAACTATCGCATGGGGTGCTTACACTGCGGAAGGCTCTGTAAATGATGAACGGACAGTTATACAAGGAGGTGGTCTGAATGAATATGATGTAAATGCAAATTTATGTGCATGGACTGATCGACAGTTCTTCGGCACAGCTCAAACGCATAACTTAGGCGGGATGGCAATCAGAGGATTCAATTTTGCAAAATCACAAGAACCAGTCGGTAGCGGCATCGCCGTTGGAAGACAACCCCTAGAGTTATTATATGGTCGTGATTACACAAACGCCGATTATAACAATATATTGCAAAGAATTTTCTGTTGTGTAGAACGTATCCTTGTTATTAAGGGTGGAGTATTATTTACATCTGGATCATAATAAGTTTAAAAAAAATAATTTAAAATATTAACTATAATAATGATAAAAGATTATATGAAAAAGGATTTTATATATGGAAAAAAAGCTGAAATAAAAATCAAACCAATACTTGAAAAACATTTTAATATTAATTTAGTACATACAGAAAATTATCATAGTTTTGATTTTTTTGATAAAGAAAATAATACATATTATGAATTAAAAACTAGGCGTATTGCATCGCGAAAATATAAAACCCTTATATTTAGTCATTGTAAAGTACAATTTATTAAAGAACATCCAGAATATAATTATTATTTTATTTATAATATGTCAGATGGATTATTTAAATTTAGATATGAAGAAGCAAAAACCTTTTTAAAATATAGTTGCGCTCGATCTGATCGAGGATTTCTTGAAAAAACATGGTTATGTCATATTCCGTCAAAATATTTAATTAAAATAGATTATTAATTTAAAATTATATTAAGTAATATATATAACATGGAAATTAATAATTATCACATAATAGAATGTAATAGGAGAAGCTCCGAAAAAGTTAAGATTGAAGGATTAACAGCTGATAATAAGAGTTCATGGCGTAATGTAATTAAACCAATTCATCTTCGTGTTGGTGACATGGTCCAACTTGAAACATCTATTGTCAATATCAAAGGCGCTGACTCGAGCAATATAGAATTTTCTGGGGAAAATAACATTGGATTGACAGATAATAACAGTTTGATTGAAATAGGTTTTTATATCAATCATAATGCTATTAATACCATCTCTTTACCGTTCGCTGAAAATATAATGACACCTACAAAATATTTATTGGTAGATACAGACGTATTAAATGGAGATACAAATAATATGAATATAGGTAGATATGAAAATATATTTATATTATCTTGGACTTTACCAAATACTCCCGGATCGTATGTAAGTTATGATTTTACAATGGACGATATCGAATCGTATAATCCAAATATTAAAGTTGATGGAACAAAATATGCAAAATTAAGTTTAGATTATTGTGGTTGGGCAAGATCATGGAATACTGGAATTAATACGCTACCACAGTGTACACTCTTAAAAAAATTTATCCCTATTAAATTAAAAAAAGGATTTTTGAACCCCGTCAGCATTGGAGACCAAATAACATTGTATATGCAAAGAATGAATCCCATTACTAACTACAATAATTTCAGTAGCGGATTAATGAATTCTTTTGTCGATCCAGAAATTTATAGTGCTATAACAAGTACTTCATTTCGTCAAAATACTTTTTTAAAAGAAGCGAGATTTAATGGCTATTCATATTGTAGCATTTACGCCAATG